TAATTCATTAACAACAAATATTCACGGTATTGCAGACACATCACTACTTGCAACAACAGCAGATGTAGCAGCAGTAACAAAGACTACTCTAGGTCTTGGAAATGTTGACAATACTTCAGATGCAAATAAGCCAGTTTCAACAGCAACAGAGACTGCAATCGCAACAGCAAAGTCTGAAGCAATTGCAGAAGTAACAGCAGTTATTGATGGTGCTCCAAATGCACTTAATACACTAAATGAACTCGCTGCAGCACTTGGTGATGATGCTAACTTTGCTTCAACAGTGACAACATCACTAGCAACAAAGGTAGATTCATACACACCAATTACACAAAAGACAGCATCTTATACTCTATCAACGCTAGATCACAGAGATGATTTAATTGAAATGGGTTCAGCATCAGCACTTACATTAACAATCCCACTAAATTCATCAATTGCTTATCCAGTTGGAACATCACTAGATATTCTTCAAACTGGCGCAGGTCAAGTAACAATTGCTGGAGCAGCAGGAGTTACCGTAAATGCAACACCAGGTCTTAAGTTGAGAACTCAGTGGTCATCTGCAACTCTTTTCAAGAGAGCAGAAAACACATGGGTTGTCTACGGCGACTTGACAGCGTAATACAAAATTCAATAAGAAATTAGGAGATACAAATGGCAGCAGGTAAGAAATCAGGTAGAAAGTCCCAAGCGTCAAATGACTTTTTGGAGCCCACAAAACCAATTATTGGAACTGCTACAAACGTACCTTCTGGCCGTGGTTTTAATGACGGTAGAGCAGATGTTACATTTTCTTTATCAGCACTATCTCCAGCAGCAACATCTTTTACAGTAACAGCAAGTACAGGACAGACAGCAACTGGGTCAGGTTCTCCACTTTCAGTTACTGGACTTCCTTCTGATACATCGGTAACATTTACTGTTACGGCAACCAACGCTGCAGGAACTTCTGCTGCTTCAGATCCTACTGCTGCAATTACAATTACAACAGTCCCTGCTCAACCCGCTGCTCCTAGCGTAACCACACAGGTTAACCAAGACAACGTTTCTTGGTCTGCCCCAGCAAGTGGTGGTTCTGCAATTACTTCTTATACCTGGGCATCTTCAGATGGCAAAGGTGCAACACTTAATGCAACTTCTGTATCAGTTGCTCAAGAAGGAGGAACTTCTCAGACATATACTGTTTATGCAACAAATGCTAATGGTAATTCCCTGGTTTCTCCCGCTTCTGGCCCTGTTACTACTACCCCGCCATTTTTCCCTCCATTTTTCCCTCCATTCTTCCCACCATTCTTCCCACCGTTCTTCCCATTCTTCCCACCGTTTTTCCCACCATTCTTCCCATTCTTCCCATTCTTCCCACCGTTCTTCCCATTCTTCCCGTTCTTCCCATTCTTCCCACCGTTCTTCCCATTCTTCCCATTCTTCCCATTCTTCCCAACATTTGCCTCCATTATTCCTTGGTTCGGACCACCATGTGTTGAAGAAAACACACTGATCGACACACCTAATGGACAGATTCCTGTAAAGAATCTTCAAGTTGGAGATGTCGTCTGGTCAACACCAATCAGTGAGTTGAATGAATCAGATCCAGACTGGCACAAATATGCCTGGTCTGCAAACAGCCTAACAACAGGTGCCTTGGTTGAGACAACAATCACAGCAATGGAAGTTGTTGAAGAGTCAGATATCATATGTTTCAATGGAAACTCAGATGTTAGATTAACCTTCACACAGCCAGTGTTCGTGAAGACAGTCAACAACACCTACAAGATCAAAGAAGCATACTACGTAGAAGTTGGAGAAAGCCTGATAGTTATCGACTCAACTGGTCAAAAGGTTGAAGTTCCAGTAACAAGTATCGAGCACTTCACAGACGAAGTAGTAAATGTTTACCAACTATCTTGTGAGCCTTATGACTGGTTCTTTGTAAGTGGTATACTAATACATAACAAGTAATCTAGTAGAGAGTAGGGAGTATATGTCAGTCGACAATAACGACGGTATACTCCCTAACTCTATCTTAGATAAAGTAGTTATAGTTCCTGGTCTAGTTCTATACAAAAATATTTTACTAGAAGGTAACAAAATAATAGAAAATATTGAAAGTGTTTTGTCTGATGGAAGCAACTACAAGTGGAGTCCTGCAATGGTTGGAAATAGGCAAAGAGTTCCAGACTATAGAGACTGCCTAGATTTTAAATTTAAAAAATCTACAATTATTGGAACAGATGAAAAATCTGAAATTATAAAAGACTCTTGGCAATATCTGTACGATAGCATGAATGCTGCAGTAATAGATTATTGTACTATGTACCCCATGGAGCCACTAGAGTATTGGGAATCAATTAACTTAGTCAAATATTTTCCAGGAAACCATTTTCAAACACACGCAGACGATGGAGCGTCCTACAAATCCGTTGTTTCTTTAGTCGGGTATTTAAATGACGATTATTCTGGGGGAGAAATAATATTCCCTGCACATGACGTAACAATTAAACCAGAAGCAGGAGATCTAGTGGTGTTTCCATCAAACTATATGTTTATGCACAGAGCAGTTCCAGTTGATAGTGGAATAAAATATTCAGTTGTAACCATGCTAGACTATAATGATAAATTTCACACACAAAGGTTTTATTATGGAAAGTAGAGAATTGGCTTTAGGAGTTATTCTTTACAAAGGAATAGTTTTACCATGCAAAGAAAGAATCCTTTCCTTAGATTTTAAAGGTGCAACAATGGAAAGCATAATAAGCAATGATGAGTTTAAGACAGACTATAACTCTAGGATTACATTGTCTATAGATGTGCCGTATGTCAACAAAGATAACAATGAATTTACTGATTACTTTAGAGAGACTTTTGATCCAGTAGAAAAAGACTATATGTCGTTGTTTGGCATATCTTTAAAATCTCACAATCCATATAAAATTTTAAAGTACGAAGTTGGGGGAAAGTTTGAAAATCACATGGATGACGGTGGCGGTAATTTTAGAAGAGTTTCAACTGTATACTACCTTAATGACAACTATGAAGGAGGAGAGTTATGCTTCCCACAGTTTGGCATAGAGTTAAAGCCAGAGTCTGGAGACATGATTGTATTTCCATCATCCTACGTATACTCTCATAGTGTAAAGCCAGTCATGTCTGGAAATAGATATTCGATAGCAAGTTGGTTAAAATGATTGAGTATATGGATACCCCTGCAAACAAAGATCACATTATTGGCATTAAAGAAAAATTAGATGCCCTCTGCCCACTTAATAGGTTTGAGGATATACCCCATTGGTCATCTGATTGTGTAAGTGCTGACCAGGTTTACAGAATACACAAACTTACACAAAGGTTAATAGAAGAGACTGGAGTTATAATTCAGGGACAGGTTACAGATTTATTTAATGTAGAGACAAAGGTGCTTCCCTACAACATTCAGTTAATTAAGATAGATAAAAATGTTTTCAATACAGACATTATAACTGATGGACAAATATGTCAAACAATAACTCCAATAACTGAAAACTGTAAAACCTATGTGTTAAGAAATGGTTCTGGAGATGTTAATATAGATGAACTTGTATTGGGTGATTATGCTATAGCAACCTACTGGACTGAGCACAGAGATAAGAGATATAAGAATTGGTTTATTGGAAAGTATATGGTTCGATATGTATAAAAAAGATTTGTTAAGTCCAAAAATTCGTGTAGTCGAAAATTTTATAGATGACTCTACTTGCGACTATTTAATTAACTATGCTCAGTCAGAAAACCTTTGGGATAGTTTTAATGACTCTATTCCAGCCCTTGCATTTAAAAATAAAGAAGAGTACATATCTGCTGGAAAGCAGTGGAATAACAGAAGAATTGACATTAATGAATTGTATGCCCAAGGTATGGAACAAAGAAAAGAATTGTTCAACATTGTTTTGCCATTGCAGTATCAAATGCATGACGAGGTGGTAGATTTTTTAAACCCAGGCTTTGACTTGTATAGTGAACTTTGGGAAATTGTTAGGTGGAGAGAAGGAAATTTTCAAGAGCCACATGTGGATCACATTGACCCAGACTTTGACTTATCTTTAGTAAACCTGGATCTGGTTCCAGAAGAATGCAAGTACTTTTTTGAAGAGCGAAATATTGAAAAATACAAAAAACTATTTACAAATAAAGCCTTTACGTCTATCATATATCTTAATGATAATTACGATGGTGGGGAATTATACTTCCCACAGCATAACGGTTTTGAGATAAAACCCAAAAAGGGAACAATGCTAATCTTTAGCGGGACCATTGATAATATGCATGGAATCAAAGAGGTAACACAGGGAACTAGATATACCCATGTTACATTCTGGTCTAATAATATATCTAAGTCCAGTAAGATCGCTTTTGACAAAAAGGTAGATCGATTATTAGTTGACAATACTAACAAGCCCTTGATAAATTAAGAAGATTATGATATACTTTAGTAAAAGAGGAGATCATGAGTAATATTATTTCGTTTCTATCTAACAGACCTTGGCTTAAGAAAGATAGCAAGTCTGTCCCAACCTCAATGATTAAAACTATACCAGATTGGTACAGAGAAGCAGACAGATTTGCAAAAATGCCTAATGGAGAATTTTACAAGGCACCTAAAGGAATTTGTCCCTATCCAAAAGAAGGTACCACAGATGACTACGGATTAATTCCTACATGGAAAGCATGCCCTTCAGTTTTTGATATTATGGGAACAGGCTATTCCTTAAATCTTCCTTGTGATATAGAGTTCATACAAAAAGATGAAAATACTTTAATCGTAAACATAGAAGACAAACAGTATAAAGATTTTTGCACTCCAAGGCCACCAATGGCACAGTTTAAACACCCAATGGGCTATTATGAAAATCATTTTTCCTGGTTTATTGACTGGGGACTAAAAACTCCAGAAGGATATAGCAGTTTAGTTACTCAGCCATTTAATAGGTTTGAACTACCGTTCCTTAACACTTCTGGTATAATTGATACAGACAAGGTTCATCTAATGGGATCTTTACCATTCTTTGTTGTAAAAGGTTGGTCAGGAATCCTTAAGGCTGGAACTACTTTTGCACAGGTTATTCCTTTTAAAAGAGAGGATTGGTCATCAGAAGTGGTAATAGAAAATCCGATGAATATGTACACAAAAAACAAAGAAAATTCTGAAATTTATAGAGTTCCTGATGGAGGAGTTTATAAAAACACAGTATGGAGCAGAAGGAAGTATGAATAATGACAACATATGATGAAAACGAACTCCCCTGGTTTACAAAAGATAGATCAGAAACAAGTATAAACCGATATCCTTCTAGAGATATTGGAAATGGCATTGAGGTTGAAAATCCAGCACTAGGAATTAACTTATATAAAAATACATTTTCAAAAGAAGATTCTGAAAGATATATTAAAATTCTTGAATCAAATTTAGGTGGAAATGGAAAATACAAGTGGTCAGAAGCAAAAGTAACTAACTCAGATGTCCCAATAAAAAAGGCTAGGGATGCTGTAGATTTTAAATATAAACAAGAAAACTTAGGGCCAAGAAACGAACACAACGCTGAACTAATTGATCTTCATGAAGAGATTTATCAAAAATTAAAATTTTGTGTTGACGATTATGCACGGTACTGGGGAATTAACGTAATATACTATGAAGCATTTAACTTTGTAAAATATGAAGGAGAAGGAACTCACTTTAATATCCATGCTGATCATGGCCCCGCCTACAACTGCACGGTTTCTGCTGTTATCTATATTAATGAAGATTATGAAGGCGGAGAAATCAGATTCCCAAGAATGGACAATTATACTCATACTCCAAAAATAGGAGACATACTTCTTTGTCCTTCCAACTATATTTATGAGCATGCTTCTTTGCCAATGAAAGAAGGAACTAAGTATTGTGTTGTAGTAATGACAGACATCAATAAGTTGGGTCATCAAGGAAATGGGATCAGATAATGCAAACATGGACAGAAAAAGTTGATCTTGGAAGTGGTATTTTTGTTTACAAAAATGTAATTAATAAAAATATAGATGTTATAAAAAGGCTTGAAGATGTCTTAGGGTCAAGTGTTGCTGGATATGGAGAGTTGTCTCCAGAAGGCAAAAGATATCATTGGCATCCAGCATATGTTGGATATCAACAACTTATGCCAGACTATAGAGATTGTGTAGATTTTAAATTTAAAAAAACTGATATAGAAGCAGACAAAAGCGAAGACTCGTTAAAACTACAATCTCTTTGGCAAGATCTTTACGACGTAAAATTACCAGTTGTTCAAGATTATTCTAGAATGTATAACATAAACAATTTACAATATTGGGAAGCATTTAACTTTATTAAGTATGGACCAGGACAGCACTTTAAGGAGCATCACGATCATGGATTTTCCTACAACTGCACAGTATCTTTGGTTGGATATCCAAATGATGATTACGAGGGCGGAGAATTGTACTTTAGAGTTCAAAACTTAAAGATAAAGCCAGATGCTGGAGATTTGTTTATTTTCCCATCAACCTTTATGTATCCACATCAAGCAATGCCAGTAACTTCTGGGATTAAACATTCTATTGTTACAATGTTGGATTATAACAAAAAGTATCATACTCCAGAAATGTATCAGGCAGAGTAAATTGTTAAATATAAAAGTTGAAAAGTCTCAAGACTCTTTATTTGATATTCAGCCAATGTCAATCAAAAGAGATTGGATGGATGCTACATCTGAGAATCATGCATATAGGTGTTTTCCAGTCACACAAGCAAATGTTATTGGCTGGAGCCTTTCTTGTAAAGAAGAAGTCTCTTTTGAGTGGAACGGAATAAACGATCAGTCCCCAGATACTGTTACCATTCATGGACCAGTGGGGGCTTATTCTGGAAGAGGACAATCTTCAATAAGTTTACACACTGGATTATTTTTTAGAACAGATCAAGATGTAAGTATACTAACTATAAATCCAGTTAATTTTTTTAGTGATGAATTTGAAACAATGTCATCTTTAATGACCACATCTTTTTATGACAATCCACTTCCTTTAGCACTTAAAGCAAAAACTGCAAATAAACTTGTAACAATTAAACCAGGAACCCCTCTTGCAACAATAATTCCAATATCTTTGTCAAATCTAAATAACAGTGTTATTGAAATAAACAAATACGAAGACCCACAAAAGAAAAGACATGATGCTAATATGGCTTATGGAAAAGCCTCCCAGGTAGTCAATTCTTCTGGTGAATGGACCGACTGGTATAGAAATGCTGTAAATGAAAAAGGAGACTCACTAGGCTCTCATGAAGTAAAGGCACTAAAACTTTCAGTTAAGGATAATACTAATGGTGATACAATATGAGCATGCAAGAATATAAAGTAGTTCAAAGAAAGCCCTCTTTAACACCATCTGGCTGGTTTGGCAATGGGAAAGATATGATTGTTGAGTTAGAAAACTTTATGACTCAAGAAGAAATGGACTTTTTAGAAAATGCTGCAAAGTCTTTAACAATTTGGGATATAACAGAAAGTCATGTAAATGAGAACGGAACAGTTGTTTACGACTCAAATTATTGGAAAGATAGAGTAGCAACTCAGCCAACCTTAGATAAAAATGATCCTAAAATATCTCCAATAGTTGCAGGACTTTTTCAAAGACTAAAGCCAATAGTTGAAAAATTTTATCAGGTAGAGGTTATTCCTACTGGAACTACAATTGTTAAATGGCTACCTGGACAATTTCAAAGACCACATGCAGACAAAGAGTTACATGAAGGTCCAGATGCTGGAACTCCAAATGATTTTCCTAACTACGATCTGTCTAGTTTATTTTATTTAAATGACGACTATGAGGGTGGAGAGTTATACTTTCCAAATCAAGGTGTTCAGTTTAAGCCAAAAAGAGGCGCTGCTTATTTTTTCCCAGGGGACAAAGAGTATATTCATGGAGTAACAGAGATTAAAAGTGGTATTAGATATACCTGCCCATTCTTTTGGGAGATAACAAAGCATACTGGAGAAAGACAGCCATGATTGCAATGATTAAAAATAATATTAAAGCAACTGAAATCTATCCTAAAGTTTTTGTTTATAAAAATCTTTTTAAAGATATTGGGCAAGTCTATAATGTATTAAAAAATTCAGATGGGGCTGATGGGCTGTTTAGTCCGTGGACCAAGTGGTCACATTTTGGAGAATATCTTTCTCCAACATTTAAAGGGCATGACTATGTTTTAAAAATTAAAGATGTTGAAGATATGGAAGCAAAAACAGAAAAAGAAATTCAAGATAAGCAAATTCTTTTAGAGATTCTTGAGAACTTTTTTATTGCAACAAAAGACTATATTTTAAAAAACAATGTTGATTTTGATGAAGAAAAAAATGTTTCAAATGTTCTAGATTTAAGCAATAGATCAATAAAAGAATGGGTTTATACTGGACCATCAATAGCAAGATACAGAACAGATATTACTTCAAGTCTTGCCATGATGTATCATACTGACTATATTCGTGAGCCAATTGTAAGTCCAGGACATAAGTTTGCAATCACTGCTCTAATATATTTTAACGATGACTATGAAGGCGGAGAAATTGATTTCATAGCAAATGGAGAGGCATATATGTATAAGCCACAGGCGGGAGATATTCTTGTTTTTCCTTCTGGGCATCCAGATTTGTTAATGTCAGAAAACTCAATATACTTACACGGAGTTCTTCCTATAAAAAACAATTCAAAATATTTAGCAAGAATGTACTGGACAAAGTATTCTGTTGGAGATCTTGAGTGGTTCGAAAATGAAAAAAAATTTGGCAAAGAAATTTGGCAAGAAATGCAAAAAGAAATTATGGAAGAGTTTAGAAAAGCCCATCCAAATAAAGGTAGTGCCGAAAAAGAAAGAAGAATATCATGAACCTAGAAAACAAAAATAGAATAACTAAAGATATAGTTGTTTATGAAAACTTTATTGATGCAGATACCGCTGCAAAACTTGTAAAGGTTTTAGACAAACATGTTGAGGTTGGTACAATCACATGGATGCCAATATCATTCTATGAGTCCTATTCTTCGGTATTGCCACAAGACGATGACGAGCATGTTATTAACGAAGGTCTCCCAAGCGACATATTTTCACAAATGAAGCAAGGCATTATTGACGCTGTTGCAAGTGTCCATGACCTTGATCCAAAAATAATTTCTCAAATTGGGTACCACACACAAAAGTGGGAGCCAGGAGCATATGCAAGAAAGCATTCTGACAACACAGACGAACACGGTCACTCTGGTGCTTTTACAAGAAGCAGATATGCAGCATTTTTATATTTAAACGATGACTTTGAAGGTGGTATGTTACAGTTCCCAGATCAAGAGATAAGTATTCAACCTAAAGTTGGAATGCTTGCTGCATTTGACGGGGGATTTAACAATATGCACGAAGTAACACTTATAACCAGTGGAGTTAGATACACCATCGGCTCATTCTGGGATGATCGTGAAGAAAACGCATACCCACAAGAAGTAAGAGATGCTTGGGCTGAAGAGATGAAGGCTACCAGAGCACAACAAGAAATTGAAAGAGCCGAGTGGCAAGAGTTATTAAAGCAGGGGTGGAAACTTGATGCTGACGGTAATAAATATAAAGCGGAGGAACTATAAATGGACGTATTCTTAAAAAAAGAGTTTGATGATGCTGGATACACTACTGAAGTTTTTCATGATCAGGTTTTATTTATTTATGATTTTTTAACAGACACAGAACTAGAGACTATTTTAAAAATAATTGAAGTTACTCCAAATGAAGACTGGTCTATAGAGTACAAAAGAAGTCTTGCAGAATTTTGCATGGAAAAATTTGGAAGAAGTGATGTTGAGAATTTAGTAGCAGAAGGAAAGTATGAAATAACAAGAGGCTGGGATGATAAGAATTTAAGTATTGTAAATGAAGAAATTAGTAAAACTCTTCAAAAAAGACTTGGATGTTTGATTAGCATAAACAATAGTCACCTTGAACTGGCTGGCTTTGGAACCATGCAAAGAATGCAGGCAGGGGTTGAGTTAAAGTCCCATACAGACCAACATACAGATCCATCAATTAAATATGCTGCTATACTATACATTAATGATGACTATGAGGATGGAACTTTGTTTTTTCATAATAAGGAAAATTCAGACTTAAGGCCAAGACCAAAAACCTTGCTCATTTTCCCAGGCAACGAAGAATTTGAACATGGGGTAAGGCACGTAGGAGAAGGCACTATTCGATATGTCACAGTAGGATTTATAAAAGTAAAAGACTTTTATAAAAATAATAAATACTAGGAGAAAAACATGGATGTAGAAATACTTGAAGAAAAGGTTTACTATTACACGAATGTAATTGAAGACCCAAAGAAACTTGTTGATGCAATTGAAAATGACAACAAGGATCCCTGGGGTGAATGGATGGCCTGTAGTGGTCAGCATTATGTCTATGGCTCAGATAAAACTATTGCTTTAACTGCAGAAACAGATGAAAAAAATAAATACATCTACGACACTTTACAAAAAGCATTTGATGTTGTTGCAAGAGACTATGCTAAAGCGCAAGGCATTACCGATGAGCCAAAATTATTTCCACAATATCCAATTAAAAAGTATCAGCCAGGAACTTACATGGGTGCACACTTTGATCAGCAAGAAGGAGACGAAAGGCTAAAGGTGTCTTTTGTTATGTATCTAAATGATGACTATGAGGGTGGAGAAATTTCTTTTACTATTGCCTCTCCAGACGGAGTTTTAAAAAATGCAAGCCCAGCGTCAGACTTTGCAGAAGCAGAAAAAACTAAAAATTACACTTTTGCTGTAAAGCCAAAAGCAGGGAGCGTTATTGTATTTCCTCCATCACCACCATACCATCACACCGCACACTTAGTCAAAAGTGGCGAAAAGATAATGGTCCCACAACACTGGATTCACTAGTGTGATACAAGGTTATCAAAATTTTAGTGATCAAGAGCAATTTGTTTTAGACTTGCTCGATAATAAAAAAAATGGTCATTATGTAGAGTTGGGCGCTGCTCATTCTAAAAATGGAAGTAATACTTATAGACTTGAAAATGATTTTGATTGGACAGGGGTTTCATTTGAGATTGTTCCAGAACTACACAAAGAAGTGTCAAAAAATAGAAAAAATCCTTGCATCCTTGGTGACGCAACAAAGTTTGACTATATCAAATACTTTGAAGAAAACAACTTTCCAAACCAAATAGATTATCTTCAAGTAGACATTGATGCTGGGTACCAGACAGACGGACGACCTGCTGGTAATCACTATACAACTCTACACGGATTAATTGCTGTTCCACTAAACAAATATAGGTTTACAGTTATTACTTTTGAGCACGACTCAAACATGTACTGGAGAAATACAGCAATGCGTGATGCACAAAGAGAAATTTTAGACTCTCTTGGGTACTCGCTAGTTGTTAGACAAATACACGAAGACTGGTGGGTAGATCCAACAGTTATTGGCTTAGAAAAATATAGAAAACATTTTAAATGGGACACACTATGATAAAAAAAACAGCAATAGTTACGGGAGCAAGCAAAGGCGTAGGGTATGCAACTGTAAAACTTTTATCTGAAAATGGATATAGAGTTATTGCTGTTTCAAGAGATTTATCAAAAGTTTCGGGACTAGTTGGAGATAATGTAGAAGTTTATCAAATGGACATTACAAATGCCAATGAAATAAAAAAGTTTTATGATAAATATAAAGATATAACCTTAGACCTTCTGGTAAATAACGCAGGTGGAGGTTCTGGGCCAACAAGCATTATAAACGAAACAATGGATAATTTTAGAAGAGCATACGATATAAATGTTTCTGGTCCAATGTATCTTTCTCAACTGTTTGTTTCATGCATGGAAAAGTCAGATTCTCCAACAATAATATTTGTAAGTTCTTTAGGTGGTAAGTTTCCATACAGATCAGGTGGCAACTATACAAATGCTAAAAGAGGAATGATGGCTCTTGTAGATACAATGAGACTAGAATTTCCACAATATGGAATTAAGATAACTGAAATTTGTCCAGGTACAATTGATACACAAATAGAAAAAAGAGAAATTGCGATAACTGCAGAAGACATGGCAGAATCTATAAGATGGGTTGCAAGTTTGCCTAAACATGTTAACATAAATCATATAGAGATAAATCATATTCTTAGTGGTAAATACTAACCCTTAACAACAACTTTAGAGGAGAGTTTTACTTTTTACAAAACTCTGCTATAATTAACACTTATTCCGTTTTTGAAAGGACGATACATATTATGTCAGATTTTTTTAGTTTTAGGCTTCCAGAAGACTTTGTAGAAAAGTATATAAAAGTTGAAAGCCCATTTGGATTTAAAGATGCAGCAGAAAATTCACTTGGAGAAATTACTTTTATTCGTACTTACTCTAGGATGAAAGAAGATGGAACTAAAGAAAGATGGCACGAAGTTTGTCGTCGTGTAATCGAGGGTATGTATTCAGTTCAAAAAAACCATGCTAAAGAAAATCGTTTGCCATGGAATGACTATAAGGCTCAGAAGTCAGCACAAGAAGCATACGACAGAATGTTTAATTTAAAGTGGACACCACCAGGTCGTGGAATGTGGGCATTTGGAACCACTATGACTATGGAGAAAAAGAACTCAGCAGCACTACAAAACTGTGCAATGGTTTCAACAAAGGACCTTGACAAGAATGACCCAGGAGCCCTTTTTGCTTGGGTAATGGATGCTCTGATGCTAGGCATTGGTGTAGGGTTTGACACTGTAGGACAGGACAAGAATTTCTCTATCTATGCTCCTACAGAGCCAGAGCAAGTTTTTGAAATTTCTGATACTCGTGAGGGATGGGTAGAATCAGTGAGAGTTTTAATTAATTCATATCTCAGACCAAACCAGAACATCCAGAAGTTTAACTATGACCTAATTAGGCCCCTAGGAGCCCCTATAAAGGGTTTTGGCGGGGTTGCGTCAGGTCCTGCACCCCTTATGAAGTTACATCATCAGATAGACCGTGTAATAGGCTCTAGGGCTGGAGAGACCCTAGACTCTCGTGCCATCGTAGACCTTGTAAACCTTATTGGTACTTGTGTGGTTTCAGGAAATGTTAGAAGATCAGCAACCCTTGCTTTGGGTAGTGCTGGAGACGATGTGTTTATGAATTTAAAGAACTCTGAGTCATTTCCAGAGCGCAACTCATTTGATCCAGAAAATCCAGGGTGGGCGTGGATGTCTAACAACTCTATCTCAGCAGAGGTTGGAACCAAGTACGAAGATTATGTAGATTTAATTACGGAAAATGGAGAACCAGGTTTTATCTGGCTTGATGTTGCTCGTAGTTACGGCAGACTAAAGGATGCGCCAGACGGTAAGGATTATCGTGTAATGGGATTTAACCCATGTGCGGAGCAGCCATTGGAGTCATACGAATTATGTACACTTGTAGAAGTGCACTTAAATCGTCATGAATCTAAGGAAGACTTCCTGCGTACCCTAAAGTTTGCATACCTTTACGGAAAGACTGTAACACTTGTTCCAACACACTGGCCACAAACAAACGGTATCATGCAACGCAACCGTCGTATTGGTACATCTCTAACAGGTATTGCATCATTTGCAGATCAAAAGGGTTTGCCAACCGTTCGTGAATGGATGGACGAAGGATATAATAAGATCCGTCACTATGACCACCAGTATTCAGAATGGCTATGTGTTCGTGAATCAATTCGTGTAACAACTGTTAAGCCATCAGGATCAGTTTCAATTCTTTCTGGTGCAACTCCTGGAGTTCACTGGGGTCCTGGAGGAGAGTTCTTCCTTCGTGCAGTTAGATTTGGAAATACAGATCCAATGATGCATTTGTTCAAAGCAGCAGGGTACACAATTGAAGATGACGTAGTATCAGCAAATACATCAGTAGTTTACTTCCCAATTAAATCAGGTCATCCACGATCTGAAAAAGATGTAACACTATTTGAAAAGATTGCCCTTGCTGCAACTGCTCAAAAGTATTGGTCAGATAATGGCGTTTCTGTAACGCTGTCATTTGATAAAGAGACAGAGTCAAAGCATGTTGTTCCAGCACTACACATGTACGAGGGACAACTAAAGGCAGTCTCATTCCTACCAATGGGAAATCATACATATCCACAACAGCCATATACTCAGATTACTGAAGAGCAATACGAGTCATATATTGGCAAGTTAAAGCACATTGATTTTTCTGCTATTTATGATGGAGCAGAAAATCTTGAGGCTCAAGGAGAGTCTTATTGCACAACTGACTATTGTGAAATAAAGATAAACAAATAGTCTTCTGTGGTAAAATAGACTCATAATGTCTACTCCATCAAACCTATACGCAGAAAAGGTGTTCGCAGAACACCCAACAGGTCTTTGGGCTCTTGATGATAATGCAGACTACATTTCTTTAATTTCTGAACCACAAAGAAATTTATCTAACTGGACGATTACTGGCGGTACTCATCAAGACTATCCACAGTCAATAGGCGAACCATTCATCAATAGTTATGTAGGCAAAATTACAGCAACTCCAACTAGCAACGAGTCAGCATCTATTGTTGCAATAAGCAATGAGATTATGGACCTGAGAGATTTAAACACATACCTAAAAACATTTTCTGTTGGAGGATATTTTTACTCTGAAAGTTCCTATATTGCTGGTTTTGAAATAGGGTATCAATATGAAGATACGACAAGTGGAGACATCATCACACATTTAAAAAATTATGACACTGCAATAAACAATAGTTGGGTTTTTATATCAGAAACATTTGATACACCTCCAGACGATTCAAAAATACAATTAGTATTTAAAATTAACTTTATAGGAGGATCAGAAACAGAAGATGTGTTTTTAGTAAACGGAATAACCTTTGGACAATGGTCAGAAGAATTTTCTTCAACTTCTCTTGGAGTTGTCCCTATAGATATTCCTTCAACAATTGCAATTGCTCCACAGAAAGGTCTTGTTGCAAGGTGCTATGGATTACAAGAATTAAACGCATACTACTTGTCTTCTGAAAATATGCTTAAAGCAAAAAATTTAGGCATTCCAATGGTTTATGGAACATCTAGCCTAACAGCGTTATATGCAAACGAATCAAATCCATCCTTAATAATTCCTGGAGTAGGATTTTTAAATGAGTCTGGAAAGTTTAGAGAGTATACTCTTGAAACTTGGCTAAGGGTAAACTCTTATACTAATGAAGCAAAAAGAATTATAGGGCCTATTGCCTCAAATGATGGAATATATGTTGACGGCCCAGCAATAGGTCTTAAAATTGATAATCAATATAAAACATATTATGTTGGAGAGTGGACAAGACCAATGCTAGTTCACTTAAGAATTGGAAAAGACATTGCATCTCTTGTTATTAATGGACAAGAGGTTATATCTTTAGATTATGACAGAGAAACCATTTCTTTGCCAGAAATGCTAAATGAAAATCAAAAAGATCAAGATTGGATAGGATTTTATGCATATGAAGATGTTTATCCAATAGAAATTGATTGCGTTGGAATTTACCCATATGTGGTTGCAACCGCTATGGCAAAAAGAAGATTCGTTTTTGGCCAAGGGGTAGAAATACCAGAAAATATTAATACATCATATAGTGGAACTTCTATATTTGTTGACTATGCCTTTGCAGACTATACTGCCAACTATTCTTACCCAAAAGTTGGATCTTGGCAACAAGCCTTTAACGACAACACTTCAATTATAAATAAATCTTTGTCTGTACCATCTGGACCTCTTCCAGAAATATTCTTATCGTCAAAAACAGAAGAAGAGTTGTTGTTAGATTGCAAATTAGCACAGTCATCCGATACAGAAAACTTTTTTTCTTTTAGGCCCAACACCAACTGGTCGTCTGTTTCTGGGTATTTGTTTTTTAAAAACTTTGATTTTTTAAAAACTCCAATATCTGCATTTTATGGTTGCATGAGAATACCAGAATTATCTCCTACTACTCAAACACTTTTTAGAATTGAAAAAGAAAACACCAATAGTTATTTTGCAATAGAACTAATCAACAATCAAATATCATACTCTATAAATTATGACGGAATTTTAGAAACAATATACTCTCCAACTGTCGCAGTGCCTGGAGAATTAATTGATGTTGGATTAAACATTCCAGCATTTGTCTCTAGGTTTGGAAATCCAGCATCAGAATTCTTTGGATCTTTGTCAGATTTAAGATTATACGTGGGTGGCAAAAAAGACGAAACTTCTACATTTACGGGCAAAATTTACAAAATTGGCTTTTGTACAAAATACAATTTTCAAAAAATTAGGGGACTTTTTAATGAGATAGGTGTACCAGTATGGAACGAAGACTTATTCGCTATATATCAAAATAATCAATTAATCAATATAGATGGTGGAATAGACACAACATCAATGTCACCTCACGGAGGAACAACAGATACAGCAAACGGTGCTATATCTGGCGGTGGTGTTTTTATATCTGATGAAGATTTTCTTATGGACCATGTGGCAAGTTATACTCTTCTGCCAGATGAAGTTTTTGACACATACAGTTTAACAGTGTCTGCAAACGCATATTGGGAAGATCAAATTCCTCTAACATATTTTGCTGAATCGGTTTTAGATAAAAGAGGAGATCAGTATTTTGACCTTGATTTTATACAGTTTAATATTGACTATCCTATACCATCAAAAACAATTGCAATAGAAACTGATCCAGTTGAATGGACATATGCAGACCTTGCAAACGAGTACGGATTACCAATTCAAAGAACGTATGAATCACTTGACAATTATCTGTTTACTGGCTATAACGATTACGAAGATCTTAAAAATAAAATAGCAAAAGATTATAGATATGACACAGATGGGGCAATCGTAAAAACTTATGTTACTTTTCAATATACAGAGTTAGGGGCAAATCAAACTCCATTCTATTTTACAAAAACAGAAAGACCTTCTAGAAATGGAATCTTAAATCCTGGATCAGACTGGATGACAACAAAATATGAGGTTGTCGATAATATGATAATTTATCCACCAGTAGGTGTAGATTTTAATGATCTTTCTATTGTGACTCATATTGATATAAATGTTAAAAACTCAGAAACCCACAATGTTAGCATTAAAAAACTTTCTTATGCATCGCAAGCATTAAACGAATCAGATGCAAGCCCAGTAGGAACTAGGTTTGGAACCCCTATATACCCATATACCAAAACTGGAATTTACTATAACTTCAAAAAGAATAATCCATTTTCTATATATACTGGATCATCTCCATATTTGTATCTTACAAAAACAAGTGGTATTCAAGTAAAGGGACAGTACGATCCTATTGTTAATCGTGGGCTGTCTATTCCAATGAACACAAGCAGAGCAAATAACTTTAAAGTAATAGCAATGCAAATGGCTGTTAGATTTGATGGAGACTACTTTCCATACGCACCAACTCAAATATTTGAAGTAGAAAGCAAAGGATCGTACATAAAGTTTTATATGGTTGCAAATGATCCAAGTGGACGAAGAGCAAAAATATATGCAATTGATGCAAAAACTGGTTTGATTCAAGATGGCATTGGGTTTTACTGGAACGGAAAGATTGTAAAAGAGCCAGTCCTAACTCTTCAAGAGTGGGGATTTTTAGGTATTAATTTTGCAGACAGTCTTGATTTTTCATTTTTTGAAGGGGCGACAAGGCTGACTGGTCCACTACTCTTTAATAGCATTTCTTACTACCAGTCAACGAATCTTCAAGAAGTTCAGAACATATCAGAAAGACCATGGTTTAGAGTAAAGGTTTTGTCTGGTTTGGGACTAGACTGGGATTTCTGGAATATTGGATCTTTCAACTGGAACAAAGTTCTTGTTTTAGCAGAAACTAGTTATTATGGAGTAAATCCTTCAGAGGTTTTTAAAAGTTATACGGGAACAAATAAACTAATTGTAGGAGACAACTCTCCATTAACAGTTAGAGATTATGCGTACTCTATGTATAATGACGTATCCTGGAACAAATTTACAGTCGATCCAGTTTAATATGGTATACTTGTGGATATGGATTCATTAATAGACCCAAAAACTGGTCAACCAATTGTCAAGAATGTCAGGCGCAGAGTCATTGAAAAAGACTATGACTGGGGTTTATACATTTATAAAAAGGCCAACGGAAGATATTTCTCAGATGGTCATGGCTCTGTCTTAAATATTCCTTCTATGCGAGGGGACATTTCAAAAATTTCAGAACTAAAGCAAGCAGCAATACACTATGGAGATCCAGGAAATGGAACTGTAGAATTCATTGCTGGTTCATCTCGTGTATCTGAAGAAGAGTATAGTGAGCAGGTAGATAGAATGAACTCTGGATTGCTTCCTAATCTAAACGATCTTGGGGCAGTTCAAGCAGCAAAAGATACAATAGCATTGTATGGAGACGAGGAGTAATTATGGAAGATAACGAAATTGTTATTGGGGCAAGCATTGATCGTGCAATCAGTAAAGACGAGCCATTTTTAAACTCAGATCCTTTTAAGGGTAATTGGGAAACACTAAAGACTCTAGACGGCCTAGACTCAAACTTTAAAAGACGCATAAGCAGATCTTCAACAAAGATGGTTGAACCAACAACGCAATACACAACTGCAGCACTTGCTGGAAAAAGTGGTATTGATGGAGCACAGTCAAAAGAAATAAACCCAGGCCTAGTATATGTAAACGGCTACGGAATGTTCGATGTTATTACACCACCATGGAACCTATATGAATTAGCAAACTATTATGACACCTCTTTTGCAAACCACGCAGCCATTGATGCAAAGGTAGAAAACATTGTCGGACTTGGCTATGAGTTTCATATCTCTCAAAGAACAATGCTTCGTTTAGAGTCTTCAGAAGACAATAGCGCTACACAAAAGGCAAGAAAAAGAATTGAAAGAACTAAGATTGAAGCAAGAGATTGGCTAGAGTCACTCAATGACGATGACTCTTTTACTGCAACGATGGAAAAGGTTTATACAGATCTTCAATCAACTGGAAACGGATATCTAGAAATTGGAAGAACAACTCGTGGAGAAATTGGGTATGTTGGACATATACCAGCAACGACAATGCGAGTACGAAGAATCAAAGACGGATATGTACAAATCATTGGAAATAAGATTGTTTACTTCCGTAATTTTGGAGCAAAGAATCCAAACCCACTAACAACAGATGCAAGACCAAACGAGATTATTCACTTTAAGCAATACTCACCTCTTAATACTTTCTACGGAGTGCCAGACATTATGTCGGCCATTAACTCACTACATGGTGACTCTCTTGCTTCACAATATAACATTGACTACTTTGCAAATAAAGCAGTGCCAAGATACGTAGTAACACTAAAGGGTGCAAAACTCTCTGGAGATGCAGAAGACAAGATGTTCCGATTCTTACAGACAAATCTCAGAGGGCAGTCACACAGAACGCTATATATTCCACTTCCAGGTGATAGCGAAAACAACAAGGTTGAATTTAAAATGGAACCCATCGAAGACGGTATACAAGACGGCTCATTTAAAGAGTATCGTAAGCAAAACCGTGATGACATCTTGGTAGCACACCAAGTTCCACTTTCTAAATTAGGTGGGGGCGATTCTGGATCAATAGCAGCAGCACTTGCACAGGATCGCACCTTCAAGGAACAGGTTGCTAGACCTGCCCAAAGACAACTAGAAAAAATGATCAACAAGATTATTCGTGAGAAAACAGACATTGTTGAATTTGTATTTAATGAACTAACCCTTACTGATGAAATTGCACAATCTCAGATACTTGAGAGATATGTAAAGAATCAGATCATGACTCCTAACGAGGCACGAGTTGCTCTTGATATGCCACAGCGAGAAGGTGGGGACGAAGTCCTACAACTTAAGCCAGAGGCTGCAGCAGAAGCAACTACAACAAGGTCTAGGGATTCAGAGAGAACAAACAACAACTCTGACAGTTCTTCCACTGTTGCTGGACGAAATCCAAAAGGTGAAGGAAGAAAAACTCCCTGATGTCCGATATGTCCAGAATGTGATACTTGTGTAAAATGGAGGGTATAATATAGTGGTGAGCAATATATCTAAAGCCCATTGGAATTCAGATGGGGAAAATCTTCGTCTATCAATGCCTTTTAGTAA